GTGCAGCTTCTGGAGTGGTAATCGCTTTCGCCAATTCAACCTGTTGCTTCTTTGCTTCTGCTATTGGGTTGGTAGATTCAACGATACTATCTACTTGGCCTTGCGCAGCAGCAAGGATGGCTTCTTTCTCTTTCAGTTCTAACTTCAGCTTCTGTGCTATTGGATCAGTGGATTCAATAGCTTGTAGGACTTGCTTGGTATCTGCGATTTCTTGTTCTAACTTTTGTTTGTTAGCCAGCACTGCCTTACCTTGCGGATTATCGTTTCCGATAACAAGATTCTCGGCTTCTTTGTTTGCACTCTCAGTAATCTTAGCTTCTGCGATTTGCTCTGGTGTAAATGGTGCGGCGATAGTAGTAGCTGCCGCGCCTGCCGCGCCTCCAATCAATGCTTCACCGATAGCCTGTTTAGGATTAACCTGTATTCCCTTCTTGGTTTCTATAGTGCCACCAATTTGTTCAGCGAAAGATTGCAAGCCCTCTGGAACACTCTGCCCAAGGAATGCAGCCCCAAGGCGTTTAAAGAATGGGCCAACAGCTTCCTTTCCACCCGGAAGGAATCTTGTAGCAAAAGAATCTAATGCACCAGATACAGCGGCGGTTGATATAGCGTAAGCCATATCCTCGTCAGTTGGTTCTGTGTAACCATTATTCTTGGCTCGTTCCAAGGCAACTGGGCCTACAACTTGCGCTGCTGCAATTGCTGCTGGGCCTACGAATTCTCCAGCCGCGCCACCTATTGTGCCTCCTGTTGGGCCAAGCAAACCTCCAACTCCTCTACCAATAAATTTTCCAACAATTCGTGATCCAATGCTATAAAGAATCTGACCAGTTTGTTCAGCAACCGCTCTTGGAGCATACTGAGGCGCAAACCCTGCAATCTGGAACTCGCCTTCTTTGGGAGCCATGAAACGTTCACCAGCAGAAACATAACCTTCTGGTTCTTGAATCGCACCCTTCAATGCTGTAGCTACTGCGGGGAATCCAACTACCTCTGCGGTTTGCCCAATAGCTTCAAGCGGTTGACCAAACGATTGTTTGAGTGCCGCTGGAATTTGCGAGATTTCTTGACCAATAGAAGTGCCTACTGGTTCTTTTGTTTCTTCATCAAGAAACGTGATCTTTCTTCCCGTTGGTTCTTCATCTAAGAATGTAATAGCCATTAGTCGATCCTTGCTTTACGACCATTTATAGTAACAATTGTTCCCTTTGGCAAGCCAGAAGCCTCTGCTTCTGCTACTGTTTTAAATGAAGTATTTGATGCTGGAATCATTTTAGTTCCTTCTTTAGTCGGGCCAGTTGGCGCGATACGAACAAATGAAGAGTTGCTATTTCCTGCTCTCAGTTGCTGCAATCTGCTTGGAGAATTTTGAATTGTTTTAAATGCAGCAAATTGTCCTTCAGTAAGTTCTATGACTGGAGTTCTTTCGTTGTTTGGATCAAGATTCTTTTGATACAAGATAACACTTTTAGGAACCTTTTTTGTTTCCCCAGTTTCTTCATCCGTAACTTCTTTTACTCCTGTTTCTGTATATGTTGTATTGAATACACCACCATTTTCTTTCAAGAACTTTCCAAGTTTACCTTGACTCAATTCACTTGTTGCTGATGTGAATAAAGTTTGATAAGTATCAATATCATTTTTGTTTGTTCCAAAAGTAACTGAATCAGATTTTGCGCCAGCGGTAAAAGACTTTGCTTCAGTTGTGGGCTCAAGAACTATTCCAGTAATATTATTTCCAATTACAGCACTTTGTTCAGGTTTAAGTGGATAAAAGTTCTTTCCTAACTGTTGTTTGGTTTTTTCAAAATTCTTATCTGAATCAAAAACAATAGACAAGTCTTGCATCACTGCCATCTTTCCATCTTCTGTAAGTGAATTGTATTTTTCTGCAAATTGTTTAAATGATGCAATTTGTTCTTTAGGTGCAGGATTCTTAACGGATTTTAAAAGGGCTTTTTTATATTCTGGAGATTGAATAGATGCAGCCATGCTTTCCACTGCTTTCAATTGTGAATTTTTATATGTCATCTCAGTAGTTCCACCTTCTTCTGGAAGTGGAACTTCTACAACTTTTGGAGAACTGCCTTGCATTGCTGGAATTCCTGTTTGCTGTTGCGTTGTAGGTTGAGATACTGCTGTGGTATCAGAAACAACACCTTGATCTTGATATGCCATATCAGGAGGGTTCTGACCTAACAATGTCATATTCGCTCTTTCTTCTGGAGTGTAAATACTCCCATCTTCTCCACCACCACCAGTTTTCTTAGCAAGAACACCATTGTAGTATGCTTGTCTTTGATTGTAATCTTGGCCTTGTTTGTAACGATCAGCAGATTCATTGATGCCTTTAAGTCCAATTTGAAGGAACGGAAGCACAGCTTGATTCTGCATGAGATTAGGATTGGATGCAAATACACCCATCATGTTAGAATATGCTGCCGCAGTATCACCTTTTTGAGCAAGATTCATAGACTCCTGCATACTCTGTTGTAAGTATGGTAGCATTTCTTGAGCTTGCTTCTGCTGCTCGCGTTGAGCCAAGGCTTGTCCTACATTCTGACCAAGTTTAGCCAAAGAATCTCCAACCCATGCGGTAGATTCCGATGCGCGATTGGTTCCCTGCATTATGAGTTCTGCGATAGACATAAATTATGCTCCTGTTCCCGATCCCATGCTAAAATTGCCCCAAGCATCAGATGAATTTCCATAAGTTGCAGGGCCATAAATTTTTTCGTAATTTTGTCTTCCTCCCAATCCTCCATACCCACCCATTCCACCACCCAAGCCTTGTTGTGCTGCTGATGCGTAGCTCATACCCATCAACGCGCCAGATGTAGCTTGTCCAATGTCACCAACACCTTGTCCGACTGCTTGCTGTGCGGCATAACTTGCTGCGGCATTCTCTCTGTTCACATTGTAGATATTCTGCGCTTGCCCAGTCAATGCGCCATAGTTTCCTTGGTTAATTTGAGAAATCAAACCTTGTTGCTGCAAAGCATTTTGGATTCCATATTGTTTTACTTGGATGTCCTGTCCTCTTCCTTGTAGCCCTATTCCCATTATCTGAGGAACATTTTGTGTAAATGTTACAGCTAATTGCTTCCAACTTTGCGCTGTGTTTTGTAAGCCTCGGAAACCCTCAGAAAGTCCAAGGCTTGATGCTGCCAATCCCCTTTGCTGTTCGTTGACTCCGGGTGCTAATTGCATTCCAGCAAGTATTCTTGCTTCTGAAGATTGACGCAACTGATCTGCAAGTTGTGCTTGTGCAGTTTGGAATCCTCCAACTCTACCTGCTGTTGCGGGATTAAACCCTGCTCCTCCTCTTTCAGCAATGACTCGGTTAATTTGCTCTTGTTGAACCGGAGTAAGTTCACCCCTCAACATACTGCTAACAACTCCCCGTTGTTGGTCAATCAATCCTTGGTTAGCTTGTAGTCCTTGATATTGTTGATTGAGATTGTTTTCCCATTGACCAAGTGATTGCATTACTTGACCTCTTGCTTGAGCGGAACCCGGAATAATGTTTTCAATTTGCTTCAGCGTATTAGCAGTAATTTTATTTGCAGCTTCAATTGAATCAAGTGTAGCTCCCTGTAGATTGTATTCTGGAATATTTAAGTTAGGATCAATAGCTGCAATTGCAGCTTTAACTTGATCTTGCTGTTTAGTGAACTGACTTGTAGCTTGTTTAAGTTGTTTTTTGTATGCTCCACCAGCAGCACCTTGAGCTTTCTTTGCTCGGTCTGCTGCCGACATTGAAATAGCCGCCGACCCTGCTGCTGCACCTACAGCAACTACACCAGCCGCAATAGCAAATCCGCTAGAGTGAAACATCATTGAATGTTTGTCGTTGCCTAAATGGTCTGGTAGAAGGAATCTCATTTGATTAAGTCGGTTCGGTTATGCCGCCACTTCTGCACCCTTGGGTCTTCCTTGGCGATGTGAGGATTAAAGTCTCTTGAAGTGATGCTGTCAATAATTTCGTCTGGATCAGTTAAGTCTGTGACATGGCAGGTAGTCCAGATTGTGTCTTTGTGAGTAGCAAGCAAACGCCTTGTTCCCGCTTCTGTGATGCCGCTGTAGCCCGTTTTGTAGCGGTGGGCAGGGATACCATGATACCAGACAGTCACATCACCTTTCATCACAAAGAATGGATGAGTCGTAAGATGGAGCAAAGTTGTGAGAATAGTATCCTTCGGCATATAGATTTCCCGAATATACATACCCGGCGTGAACCTATGCACCAGCGGACATTCCCGTGGAGGTAGTTTCAGAATCTCCAAGTCCATCAAGTTGAGTTCGTAGTTTGGATCACCATATCCAATTACGCTTCTTGCATCAATTTTATCTGGAATTGTCAGCGTCATCTATAAAGAAAGTAATCGTTGGGTGTTGGTGATAGTATATCAGCACCAATAAGGTTGTCTGCCCGACTATAGTTAGCAAAGCGAATCGGCGCGGCAGTAGGAATCTCTACATTCTCCATCTCCTTTTCTTGCTCTTGCACAGCGAGAGCGAGGTTAGCCATGAACTCCTGTGCCTTGCGATTTTCACGCGAGTTCAATGCAAGAACAGCATAGATCATTGCATCCGCGCTAAACTCCATCAATTCTTTTGGATCAGTTAGATCAAAGTATCTTTTAGAAACGTAAAGCGTAATGCACTCACACGTTTTGGGTGCTTTGAACCTACGGAAACTTGGGTTAGCATCGTTCGGTTGATAGATGGAAATTAGCGTTCTTGCCTGTAACTCCATGTCGTAAGCGTAAACGCGAATCCTACCTTTAGTTACTGGCTTTGATACTGAGCGAACTCCCTTGATAAGTAGATCGGTCTTCGCAAAATTCGGACTCTGCGCGGCAAGCAAGTTTACCTTATGGTAGGTGTCATACTGATCCTGCACTTCAAACATCAACTCTACACCGACATCCGCTATGTCCTCTGCAATGATTCCTAATTGATAGGGATTTGTAGTGTAATCTCGGAAAAGAACATGGAGTCCACCAATTTCAACAATCCCTCTATGGCATGAGTTGTTTGCTTGGAGAGCAAATGCATTGGTTGCATTGAACCATTCATCTGCTAAAGACGCTGATTCATCTCCAATCCACGCAAGTCTGATTTGCTCATAGCGAGATGGAAGCGTGAAGCAACTATTAACGCAGCAAATTTGGACATACTCTTCTTGAGTAGTCCAATTGCGTTTATTCCAGAGTAGTCGCCTTGCTTGGTTTACGGCTTTGACTCCGCGCTCGTATGAACAAGTGCCAGAGTCGCCGCAAAACCCCTTCACAAGCTCTACCATCTCTTCGAGGGTATCAGCCATAGGGATTATCGTTACCGATAATTATTTTCCGCCAACGGGCTTGCCAGATTTAGGAAGCGGTGCGCTGGAGTATGGGTTCTTACCAGTGTTAGGTGGGTTCATGTTTCCCATACCTTCACGGATCATTCCGCGAGTTGGTGAGCCGCCGCTGACGAGTTTAGGATCGGTTCCTTTTAGTGGTGTCATATGTTTATTTTGTTTGTTGTTATGCTGAATGGATTGCTACCCAATCCACTTGAGTTACTGTGGCCACGTTATTATCAATGAAGACCGTGAATCCACTAATAGTTTGCGATCCGGTTTGAACCGCAAAAATTGGAGCCTGCGTTGCGCCACCTGTATTTGAATGAGGAGTGAAGCAAACAGTATAATTGTCGCTTGGCATCGCAGTTGTAAAAGTAATTGTGACCGTTTGATCTCCAACAACAAGTCCAGAAATAACTCCTTGCCTTACTTGTGTAGTAGCAAGAACATTTACTTGGTCTTGTAAACTCTGAAGATAAGCGTTTATTGTTTGAATTTGCTGTGGAGTAACGTCAGAAAGGCCGGGGATGTTAACAGTTCCAGCTGCAAGAACAATGTCAGAAAATTGTTGGAATACTTGAGTCCAATTTCCAACTGGGCAGAAATCATCTGGAACAGATGGAAAGATAAGTGCAGGCGATGAATCTTGATTGTCCATGACTATTTAGTTGACGATATTGTATTCCCAATATTTTTCTTGGCAACACAAAAATGGTTCACATTCTTGATTTTCTTCTGGGCAGTCGCCAACTGGAGAATCGTCGTTGTTTTTGATATTTGCCATTAATCTTACTCGATCAATGGTCGCTGATCCAGTTAGGTTAATTTTAATTTGAAATTCGCTTCCTTCCACTGATGGGATGCCTGCCAAGTCATTGCACTCACTTGGGTCTGGAGTGTTAAATTTGTAACGTTTGTAGCGATTGCCTCCACGTTGCGGAACGCATTCTGTGGCTATTGGAGAACATGGATCGCAACCGAATTTTGTTGGGACTTTTAACTCTGACCAACAAGGATTACTATCTGCGCGAAACTCAACGTAGCTTTCAACTTCTCCCTTAATCTCACTCATCCACATTTCCCCGCCAGTAATTTTCTTGCGGAGGAACTTGTTTGTAGCCCCGCTTCGATTGAAGTCATACCTGCCAGTCGTAAAGAAGGATTCAATCTGTCTGTTTCCATTTGGGCCATAGTCATCCGTTTGTTCTGAAGTTACTTCATACAAACGATTCTTGTTGTCTTTATCAAAGGAGAATGCAAACCCACGCTTCTGTCCAGCTATCAACGCCGATACCATTTGAGTTGGTCGAACTCCAGTCCATAGTCCATTCCAGCGAAAAGAAAGTTGAGCGTCTGGTGATGGGCTTGCGGATTGATCTAAGTCCAACGCAATCATTCCACGATGATACCTATGCAATCCGGGCGCGGATGTCCTCGTAATCTCTGGAGCAACTGTGCTTAATAGGTAGTTATCAAAAAACATCGTAGAAGCAAATTGTCTAAGCCAAGGCGTATCTCGCTCAACCCATTTATTTACTTCCCTCGAAAGTTTACGAAGTGAGAAGTATCTATTAAACTCCGATTGAGTATTTGAGTAGAACGCCCAACCATCGTGTGACCTAAACCAAAGCTCAGAGTTTACCAAAGCTAAGTATGGACTTGTGCAACCCCGCCCAAGAAGACTGATACGTTGGATGTTCGTTGTATTCCATTGCGCTCTTGGGATTGATACATCCATTGAGAATGCTCCGTTACCAGTTAAGACTACAAGTTGACCTTGGCCGCGAAGGTTCAATCCAAGCTCTGGCATTATTTTCATGCCAGTTATGTTTCCCATCATTGATGGAGTAGCGAATGCTCCACCCAATTCCCAATAGGTTATTTCTTTGAATCTACGCGTATTTTCTGTGTCAGTAAGTCCAGCACCAAAAATAATATCGGATGCGTAAATTTGATTGAACTTGTCAGAAACAAAGACTCGGCCAAACGCATACTCCATGATAGTGCCAATCGGCATTTCTCGATTGAATGGATTTAATCTTACTGCGTTTGTATTAAGATCACCATTCCATGCAATCGGATTTTGGTATCCGTTCTGGATGTATAGTTGATCTTCAGCCTGCACAAAAAATGTGTGCATCAAACTTCCATCATTCCATGTCCACCCATCTGCAACTGGTAATTTATATGCGTATGCAACATTGTTTACCATATTCAGAAAGTAAATGACCCCTGCTACTGATATTACTATTCCATCAGCAGATTCGTATGTTGTCCTCCGATACGGATACGCGCCTTGGAAGTTTCCAGTCTGAATATCGTTAACGATAGTCTCTGGTTGTCCTGTTCCCGCTACGATATTGATGTTTCTAATACTTGGACGAGTGCGGTTGATTCCCCCTCGAAATGTCCTATTGACCGATTCAGCTACATACATCTCAGGTAAATACGATGGATGCGTTGCAGCGTCTTGCGCTATAACGCTTGTGAACCCATCAAATACTGATCCTTCTGCTGGCATTATGTTTTGATAATGTAGTTCATTGCCACATTTATTGGGCGAGTTTCATTTTGCCCATCAGATGAAATTGTGTGTTGATGGTCTGATCCTCCAGATGAAGTTGTTCCAGAATAGGCGTGTGTATGCCTTGTAGATGCGCCTCCTGTATTACCAGAATTTGCTCCAGTTGAACTTCCTCCAAACCAGTAAGTGCTACCAGCCCCGCCAGTAGGGCCAAAAGAATGAGTATGATCTGGCGAGTCAGTTCCTGTTGTTCCACTAAATGAATGCGTATGGGTTGCGTTAAATAAACCAGTATTGCCACTATGATTGTGAGACTTGAATGCGTCTGCTTGCTGGCTACCAAATGCACGAAGTGGATCAATATTCCTTCCATTATCAACTCCACGAACAAACATCCCACGAAGGTCTGGGATGGCAAATGTTGTTAAGCTATTTCCAACTCCATAAGTTGTTCCAATAACATTAAAAAGATTTGGTTGAGGTGATGGGTCGCCACTTGTTCTGCCATACAATCCACCATTGCAAATAATCCATCCAGAAGGTGTAGCTGTTCCAGCAAATGCAATAACGCTTCCAGTAGGCATACCACCGGGAATTGTGGAATTGAATTGTATATTTCCACTTAAAACTTGTAGGAACTCTCCATTTACTCCGCTGGCAAGTGAAAAGGAACTTCCATTCTTAACTACAACCCCATCACCAGATGGGAGGATTGAAGCAAGATTCCCTATCTTCCATTGCGTTCCATCCCAATAAGCCAAGAAGTTATCTCCTGTGTCAGTTGGTTGCCATTGCCTCACAGTTCCATCAACTTGAAGAACCATGATCTTTGGCGCAACATTGATTGCATTAAGCTGAAGACTTGGGAGTTTGATTGGTGATGTCAATGACCCACTCTTCCAAGCAACATCGTTGTTTGCGTCATACTGAAGAACGGATACTTCAGTTGGTTCTAGTAATACTTTTTGGCAAGATGCAGTATCTTCTACTACAAGTTTGCGTCCGTCTGTAGTTGTTTCGAGTCCTTCGCAGAATAAAGGAAACTCTGTGTCGCAAGGTGGGCAAGGTGTGCAATTACTCATATTATTTATTATACTGCACCCCAAGTTGTGCCATTGTAAAAGTTAAGAACATTTGTTGTAGTATTGTAGATAACCAATCCGGCAACTGGACTTACGATTGCATTTCTTTCTGTTGTTGTCATTCTTGGAGGCAAAAATCCTTGAGTATTACTTGATATTTCAAGTTTTGCAGATGGAGTTGGAGTTCCTATTCCAACATTACCTGCTGCATCTATAATAAACGGAGTTGTATCTGTAGTCTCATCCTCGACTCGGAATGGTGCGCCAAGTCCAGATTGAGTTATTCTTACTACATCGTTTGCAGTCGATGCTGAAATGTGCATTTTACCGAGAGGTGCTGTAATTCCAACTCCAACATCTCCACCGCTTGTTACGCGAATTCTTTCAACATCATTGGATTTTAATATTACCGGATGTAATGAAGATGTTCCTATTTCGGCTTGCGCGTTTTCTTTTGCGGAAAAGTTTGCATTTACACCACCTTGAACTGCAAGATAGGATGCAGATGCCGCGCTTGATGTGCTGGTATTTACTACCCGTGCGGCAGTTTGTGATGCTTGCGTCTGTGATACATCCAACTTTACTGCTGGCGCGTTGGTTCCAATACCTACATTGCCATTCGTGTTTGATTGGAGGTTTACGCTCGTTCCGTCAATCTGAAGGATCGCGGCGTTAGTAAAAATCCTTGGTGTTGTTCCTGCGGCTTGGATTCGGAGATCGTAGTCATCCGAGTTGGGATTCTTTAAATCCATGTAAACATTTCCAGACCCACCAACTTCAATTCGTGTATCTCCGGTTGGGTTGTTCAGAAGAAGTTCAGTTCCGCTAATTGAAGAAAAGTCCGCACCACCATTGGAGTCTCTTGCAACTATGGAGTTTGGAGTATTTGTGCTAACAGCTTTAGTGAATTTGATAAACCCACTTGTAATCCTTGGAATGTCACCCTCTTCACCAGTCAATCGTTTCTGGCAGAACGATGAGTCTTCAACGACAAATGCTTTAGCTGTATTTGTTGGCTCAAGTGATTCACAGAATACAGGATAGTCAGCATCACAAGGAGGACAAGGTGTGCATGGAGTCATAAATTATCTAATCCTTCGTGCTTCTATAGTTCCGTAAGCTGAAAGTGTGCTTACAGTGAAAGTAGCATTTGCCACAAGATAAACAGTGGTGGTTGCGGTAAGCGTAAATAATTGACCACGCATAGGCAATCCAACATCATTTGATGCCGTTGGAACAAATGCAGAAGATACACTTCGTGAAAATGTATCTTGCGCTCCGAGTGTTGCTGCGGTTGTGCTGATTCCTTGTGTTAAAATTGTAATGCTTGTTGTAGCTCCTGCGCGATAATCAACCTGTCCATTTACATACCATTGTCCAGCGGGTAAGGAAATACTTGTAACAGTTGCTGAAGTTCCAGTTGTCAACGAAACAGCACTACCAACGGCGATTGTTGATTGTATTGCTTCCCCAAATCCCGCGATTTGATCTGCCGCATTTTGTGCTACCCTCGCATAGTAGTTTGCGCGATTCGCAATCGCATTCATTGCATCTTCGCTTGGGCCACATGGGTTGCATTTGGAATTGGAATTTGAACAACTCATATTTTTAATATATTGATTGTTTTTATTCTTTAAGCAAGAATTATTTTTTGGATTGTGCCTCCTTTAGGTTCTGTAACACGACCATTATCCCACAATATTTTTCCTTTGCTAATATGTGTTCCTTTGTTCTTAGGATTGTCTTTACGAGATACCCGTATTCCTTCTGCTGGGGGCCATTTTATCGTTAACGATACTTTCTCTTTGGTCGGCTTGTCTTTTTGAATAGGTCGATAGCCAAAAACAGTAACTTTTCTTTTTAGTTCTTCGTTCCAATAGGTGATAGATTTTTTTTCTACTTGCCCACCTTTAATGGCAGATGACAATTGTTCTGCCACTCTTTCTGGACTACACTCTAACTGTTCGGCAATTGTTTCGCGGGTATCCCAACCGCTCGGCCATTTGTAATGCTCTTTGTTGTGAGCCTCTACTATTTTGTTCCAGTTTGCCATTGGTTAGTCCTCCAAGAATATCGGCCAAGTTCCAGTTCTTCCGCGCTTCGCATCGAACAGAAAGTAAGTTTGTTGTGGTGGTTCAAACGCTGCTTTGATAGCAATGCTATATGCGTTGTGTCCTACGAGACTCCCGTTGCTAATCCACTTGGGATTTTGTTGAGAAGTATGCCAGTGACCGAAAATGTCAATGTCTGCTGACCTCCCCTTATTCCAGCTCGAAATTGCTTTCTCTACAGGTATGGTCAGTCCTCCGATACCCCCTTGATACTTCAATCCATCCCCATGATGCAGTCGGAATGTTTTTCCAAATACTTCAAGGTATGTGTGGTAGCTTTCTCCTACAATCCATTCTACGCCTTCAATCTCTTGCTCCAGCAATTTATAAAGAAGCCACTCGTAGCTATTCTTGTAAGCTGTGCTATGCCGAGGTTTGATTGTAGTTCTGCCGTGATTTCCAATCGAACATGGAATTACGATGCGCTCAAAGTTCCCTTCTTTTTTAATCGTGTTGATTAACTTGGATAACTTTTGGCGTAACCAAAGAATTGTTTGAGTAGGTGACAATTCATTTTCCTCGCGGAGTTCTTCGTGAATGTATCCCGTCATTAAATCTCCCAAAAGTGCAAGAACCAAGATAGGAATATCACGTCCCACTCGTTCAATTTCCGTTAGTCGCAAAATAGCTTGAGTTGCTTTTTCAATACGACGATCTGCAATTTCAAGATTGAAATTGTTTAAGTGTGAAACTGTTCTTGGGTCAACTTGTTCTTCGACGTGCCAGTCAGACAATACAGCTACCGCCGCGCTTGATATGCCTCGCGCCGATTCTATCTTGTATGTGTCTTTCTTAAACTTGTCTTCCTTCAATGCAGATACAATTCCAAGTTGCTTGTCCAACTCGTCTACTGTTTGTTGATAGCGTTTGATTTGGTTTTTGTAATCCGTGATTTCTACTTCATGGGATTTCTTTGTAGCATCCCGCTCGATTTGTTGCCATTTATTCATTTGTTTTTTATCGTTTACGATAATTCCGTTAATAAATATGGAATTGTTTTTTGGTTGTATCTATTCATTTCCGAATAGACGAGGTTGATGAACCCATCCCATTGCGGCGGGTAGATTGTTTGACATCCTTCCGAGGAAGTTGAGTTGTATGATCCCTTATGAATGTTGATAGCGATGCCCATATCATCTCCAATGCCGTCTCGCGTAACAGGCAACTCCTCTTTGGCGTTAGCAGGTCGCAGTGCTGGATAGCCGCCTCCGGGCTTGCTAATGCCGTGATTCCCCTTACGAAAGCGGTGAACGCCCGTTTGAAGCACCGCAATGCCTTTTCTAAAAACTGAAGGATCGGTATTAGCGTTAAACGTAGCATGGACACTTGGTGAAATCAAAATAATAGCGTCATCATAGACCCCCCGATTATTCCCAGATGGAGCAAATGTTTCAGAGTAATATCCACGAATTCCGACCAGTGCAACGCGATCTTCGATTCCTGCTTTGATTACCATAGCAAGAGTCTTCTCTTTTGCTTGTTGTGGTCTGGAATTAGGAACCATTATTTGTTGCTATCTTTGGCAAGGATTAAACCGATACCAGCAGTCAATGAGGCAAATAGCAATCCGACATCACCAAGTTGACCAGTCGCAATGAAATCTTTTCCTGCGTCAGCAACTGCCGCGAGGATTGTGAATACTCCGAGGAGTGTGGTTTTCCAATTAGTTTTCATTTTTTTGTTCCTTTTGGTTCAGGAAGTTCATAAGTAAAACTTCCGTATTGTGTCTGTAGGGAAATTCCAAGTGTCTCGCACCCAGTCAAGAATGCCATTGCGAGAAATGCAAGCGAGATAATAACTAATCCAAGTGCGATTTGTTTAGGGTTCATTTATTTTTATTCCAGTTACGCGCAAGGACGATAAGTGACCCGATACCAACTGCGATACCAACGAGAAGTGATGCAATCCGCAACCATGCCTCTACTTCTGGCAAGAATGAAATACCAACTGATGTTGCTGTAGCCAATACTCCTGCCATGCCTGCGTTAAATGAGTGTGTGTCCATTGCGATTTATTGTTTACGATAATGTTATTCCAAGCTCTTGATATGCTACAATAATAGTTTCGTTGCAACAACTCATAGTGATTTATTGTTTACGATACTGGTTTCCACTTTACCTCTACTCTATCATCAAACCATTCAAGGTAGCTTTCCCATTCCGTTTCTGGGCCGGGAGGTTCTGCTTTGATTAATTCTACAAGCGTTGGATCAACCCAATCTTCTGGCACTGGGTATGGTCGAATAGTGTCAATGCGAGGATTCCCGTCTTCGTCCAGCACAACACTGGAAAGATACTTGTCTCCGTTTGGAAATATGAGTCCGTATGTTTTAAGCATAGTAATTATGTTCCGTAAGCCACTTCTACTGCGTCAACCGAAGCTACCCATCTCCATGTTTCAGAAGTAATACCAGTAACCAAGATGCGAAGCGTATCATCAGCGTTATTTGCAGAAAGCGCAATCGTTGTTCCTGCGGCGTTATCAGTTCCGATAGTCACTGGAGCGTAAACTTCTGAAGAAGTTCCACCAACATTCTTAACGCAGTATTGGCGCAAGTAGTGAGCTACAGCAGTTCCATCCGACTTGCTTCCAGTAATGTTAATTGTGCAGGCGATGATCTTTCCAGATGGGATTCCAAGATATGTTGTGCTTCCATTTAGTGCCATTTCAACTGCTGTGTTCGTTGTGGTTTTACAACGCAGGACAAATCGAGCGCGCTGGGCATCGCCAGTTACTGTTCCGCTAAAAGTTCCACCGCAATGCGAAAACATTCCATGTCTGTTTGAAACTCCAAAATTTCCAAAAGCAGATGAATAAGTAGCACTTGATGTAACAGATTCTCCAAAGGCTTGCGAGTTTTGACCAGAAGATATTGCGTTGTTTCCAACGCCACAAGACCCATCTCCTGACGCGTTACAAAATCCACCAACAGCAAAAGCATAGTTTCCTGCGGAAGAATTGCGACCAAATGCAAATGCACTTGTTGCATTTGCTGAACAACTGGTTCCAATTGCAGCACTTGGAAACGATCCTCCAGTAACAGAATTATTAGAACCCATTGCCACACCATTGGAATTTGTGACAGTATTACCAGAACCAACAGCAAAACTATTAGCTCCACTTGCAATCTGAGTAGATGCCGATCTTGTTGTTTGTAAATCAACAGCATTTGCTCCACGCGCATTTCCACCAGTTGTAGTTCCATCTGGTTTTGGCCCAAGAATAAATGCCCCCGTGCCTTTCGGGGTAAGAACAATTGCCGAATTAGACTGACCAGAATGCTGGTTCGTGATAGCAACATTTGCTTGAGTAGAAACAGTAGCATCATCAATATTTAAATCAGAATTTTGCAATGTTGCTCCACCAGTTCCGTCAGCGCGAAGGATTGCATTATCAACAGCACCAGTTGTGATTGTTGCTTGCTTGTTGTTAAAAGTAGTCCAGTTTGCAGCAGTAAGGAAGCCTTTTGTTGATGCAGATGCGGCTTGACCATTAGTATAGTCAATTGAAACAACTCCCGCCGTTGCGTCAAAATCAGAAGCGGTAAATGCTGCCGCTCCCTTTGTTGTTCCATCTGCCGCTGCGTCTGCAATACTGATTGCGGGAGTTGCCCCGCCAGATGATGCTATTGGCGAAGTTCCAGTGACAGATATTACTGTCCCTGTTGCAGGAGTTGTCCATGTAGGGGTTCCTGCACCAGCAGAAGTTAATACTTGACCAGCAGTTCCAATAGGAGTTACACCCAATGCTGAAGTTGTAGAACCATAGGCTATTCCACCAGCAACAAATGCTGAAGATTGCCCTGTTCCGCCTCGATTTGCGGCAACAGTATTGCCATTCCAAGTAGCAGAAGTAATTGATCCGGGATAATCAAATGTATTGGTTGACCAAGAAACATTTGCTGGAGACTGATCGTGTCTATCCCAAGAGCCTGCTGCAATAGCATTATCAAGCAAAACAACTGTTACATATGCACCAGATGGGATTGAAACAACAAGAGTATTAGAATTGTTATTAACTAAAATTGCACCAGAACTTTGATTGTTGTTGAAACTAAAAATTGTGCCTTTTGTTAGAGTAGTAGCATCTGGCAACTTAATCGTTTGTCCACCAGAACCAGTGACAAGAGAGACAGGAGCAGATGCAGCAGTTAAAACAACTTGAGTTCCAGATGCAGTAATTGTTGCAAGATTATTGAAAAACGCATTCGCTGAGATGTTATTATTAGCGTCTTTTACAACTACAGTGCTATCAATTGCAATAGTTCCAGAAGTAGTAATGGTTCCACCAGTCAGTCCTGTGCCTGCTGTAATGCTGGTGACTGTTCCAGCCCCACCGCCACCACCTGCAATATCTAATTTACCTGTAAATGGATTGAATTTATATGCCATACTATGGGTAAGTGATTGTTACTTTTACTAAGTTTGTATCGTTTACTGTTGGAGGTTGAGTAGCATACTCAAGCGTTAGTGTAGCCACTAAGACTCCTGCATTTTTATACAGAACAGTCGCAATATTATTTGTGGCCCCATAGTAGGTGATGTCAATCCTATCATACGGAGGAATGTCAAATCCAGTAACTTGTTTCAATTGCTCATAGATATTGAAATTTTGTTGATCTGGAGTTAGATTGATGAAGCAGGGTTGTGTGAGTGCCATAATATTTTATCGGTTACGATAATTAACCGCCGAAATTTCTTTGAAGAGCGTTCTCAAGCGAATCATTAAGAAGGAACAATTGCTGATCTTCAGTTTTTTGAACAAAACAATTCTCGGCGATTGGAGTTCCGTTACCATACGTTTGAAGCGCAGCATAAAATTGATACATTTTAGCTGAATCGCTCATAGCATCAAAACATCCGTAAGACACAACGGGAATAGTAATTCCTCTACTTAATCCTACTGATTGAATTGTTAGAAGAAGCGGATAGGATTTATTGCGGTAGTCAAGAGCGGTAAAACAAGCCATAATTAAAAAAAAGGGTAAGGGTGAGGAAGTATTGAGCTTCCCCACCCAAAGTTAAGGTTTAGTAGTAGATACCAACAACGTAGGCGTTCACATAAAGTGCGCCAACACGTCCAGCAGTATCAGCACCGGAAACGACATTCACGCCAGCGTTTGCGTAGGTGAAGGTGGTAGAGTTAACGACAGTAACTTCAGCCTGCACATCGTTGAACGTAGTGTCGGTCATGCTGGCAATCGTGATTGTGTCACCCGTGGTAAAACCATGAGCAGCACCAGTAACGATTGTAGCAACGCCAGCAGTGCGAGCGCGGGTAGCCGTAGCTTGGCCGAGTCCAACAGTGGATTTGAGCAAGCGGAGTGAGCGGGAACCAGTGATGACGTAAGGATTGGCGGCAATCGTGAGAGGATTGTAGCGGCCTTGGTTATCAAGAGCGTCCGTGATAGTCAACGAGGAAGTGATGTTTTCGCCAGTGGTTCCGTTGTCAACGATCACAACTGGATCGGTGGCAGTGGTTCCGCGAGCGTAGGCAGTTTCCAGAACGATGCTTGTTGGAAAGAACTTGGTCTCTTCGTCGTTAAGAACGAGGAGGTCAGCGTTTCCAGAAGCGAGGAGGTTAACGGCAATCGGGCCAAACAGGTTGACGCGATCATAAGCGAGTGGTCGTGAATTAGACATATTTTGTATTTTATTTAAGGTTGTGGGGAGAGGCTTGAATAAGCCCCTCCCCTATTTAACTTAGGAAGGCACAACGATGTCACCCACACCAGCGCAGCTATAGCAGTCCTGATTGTTCTCAGGAACGATGTAGCTCTGAACCTCGCAGCAGGAACCATAGAGGCTCTTGCTCTTAGGCAAGCGATGCAGGAACGAGTGCATGATGGTTGGGTCTTTGACCTGTGCAGCGAGACGGAACTGGGCTTGATAGAAGCCCGTTTTGCGCCAGCGGTTGCACTCCCAATCTGGGTTTTTCCACTCCCAATCACCAGCGTAGTTCTGGGTCATTTGTTGGGCTTGGCCGTATCCAGTCGAGGATGGCATTGTCCATTTGCACATTGCCTTGTTAACCATAGCAACCGAGATACCGAAGTCGGCATTGCGGTAAGCGCGGTTAGGAACATAGGAGCATCCGTTTTCTTGGACGATCTTGATGTAACGAGGAACGCGAACGAGACGTGCCCATGTCGCAGGATCAGCTTCATTGAAAGCTCCAAGCGATGCGTTGAAGGCAGTGTCAGCGTTGAAGCGAGCGGCGTTGATGTCGTAACCAAAAGCGTAGTCGCCGATGATACGATTGATGCCAAGTTTCAGACGGGTAAGGCGTTCATCGAAGTCCGTGTTAGCATCCCAGTAACCATTGTTACGCTTGGCTTGGAAGTAAAGCGCACGGCCAACTTGAGGATCAGGGATAACGATGTCGAGCAAAGGCTGACCAGTCGCGTCTTGGAGATCAAGGCGGAAAGCGTCATCTTCGTCTTGGAGGTCAACGAGTGCATCGTCGAGCATATCAAGCGAGAGATAAGCGATCTTGTTGAGGTCGGCAGGAGCCATCTTAACGCGAAGAGCGCAGAGGTCGTAGCCAGCTTCGTTGTTGAGCGTATGCTCTGGAACGAACCATGCTGCATCGTCAACGAGTCCGCAGTAGGTTCCGTCATCCGTGGTGATGCCCATCCATTTGTGTCCAGAACCACCAATGTAGTTGGAACGAAGGAACTCTTCGTGGACGTTCTTGGTGATACGGGCATTCGACTCCTCGAACTGGAGAATCTCTTCAGCGGGGAAGAGGCGATAGAGAAGGCTCTCAACGCAAATCCAGTCAGTGGTCATCTCTTTACGGAGAAGCTCGAAAGTGTAGCTCTCAGTGCCGGGACGTTGGATGACTTCGGGTTTGCTATCGCAAGAATCAGTCTCGCAGTAGGTGTCGGTGATCGTGCGGAAAGGAGCGCAAGGATCGTGGAATCCACGGCCAAAGCGGAATGCTTTCTGCTCGGTTGTGTGGTTAAGAGGCCATGCTTGCTCCTCGAAACGGGTGAAATATGCAGAGTTGGTGACGAGCTTCTTGACGTAGAGGTCGTTGAAATATTCGCGGCCCTCGCGGAAGAAACTGTCAATCTCGGCACAACTATTGAAGTAGAGTTGATCGCTCATTGATATATTTGATTTTGGTTTAGTTTTAGTTTTGCACCGCCAACTATATCACAGAGGAATAGCAAGCGAGTGCTTGGTTTCCTCTGCTGGACTCAACCCAGAGTTTCTTCTGTCCAGAAATCGCTTTTAATGCGAGGTCGAAAACTCGCCAACCAGAGTGCGGTTGAATCCCTAATTTTATCGTAAACGATAATTTCGGATTTCTCTTTGAACGGACATTGCAATCACTTATTTACTATGTCAAGCGATATTTTTAAAAAAAGTTTGGGGGAGGTAGAACGCAAACTACCTCCCCCGTCTATGACCAGACTCAAGAATGTAAGGCTTATGCTGTTCGACCTTGCGGTGAGAATTTCGCAAGTTTAGCAGCCAGTCCTTCCGTAATGCTCATTCTTGGTTTCTGGGAATCCGATGCACTTGATGATGACGAGATGCGCGACGAACCTTTCAGTTGTGCGATATACTCATCTTTTTCTTTTACCATCTCTTGGTATGCTTTCAGTTGTGCTTGAATCTTCTGATAGGCGCGGCCTTGGTGGATCAGTCGGTTCATGTCTTCAACTGATGCCTGCTCATTGGTCTGCTGGGTAGCTGCCAGAGCAATAGCCTCGTCGCGGGAGATGTCATACTTGATTCCCTTCTCCTTCATGTAATCAGCAATTGTATCTGGGATTTCAGTAGCCCGATCAATCTCCTGCTGGGTATTCTTGTAGCCCTCACGCCACTGGTTTAGATACTTGTTCCTGCCTTCTTGCTCTTTTTGTTTAGCGGTTTGAAGGATATTCTGCTTGGTTTCTTCAAAGTTGACAAGAGCTGCGTGATGTCCTTGAGTTGCTTTGATGAAGCTGTTGACTTGCTCCGCGAATTGATACTGCTTGAACTGCGAGAGCGAGTTCGTGATTTCCTCGAACGCTTGGTCGCGGTCGGCTTCCGCCGCTCGACGATCCTCTTCGGAGGACGCATTGAAGATGGAGGCATTTGCATTGACAGCACGGGAGAATGTCGAAAGAAGAGTTGGATCATTCGATAGCAATTGTCGCGCAGTATCGTAGGTGCTTTTGATAGGATCGAGGTAAGTCTTTTTGAAATCTGGATTACTTGTGATGTCGTGGAAGTCCAGCTTACCCCGAAGGTCTTTGATTTGCTCTGATAGTTGTTGCTCAACTTCCAACTTTTCTTGGTTGGCTTTGTTGAGTTGATCTTGGTAGTGGTTGGCTTCTTTAGTCGATGTTGACTCGGATACCATTCGCTCAAGTTCTTGGATTTTGGTTTCAAACTTGGGGATTTCATCTTTCTTGTATTTCTCAAGTTCTTCTTTGAGCTTGCGGTTCTCTTCGATTTGTCGCTCAACGAACTTTTTCTTTTTTCCTGTTCGGTCAGATGTGATTTCAGCTTCGGTAACTCCCGCCACTTCTTCTGGTGGTTCTTCTTCATTGTATTTTGCTATTCCAAGTTTAGGATCACCAACATTGGTAGCACTTGGCTTACCCTCGTCGGATTGTTGTTTGCTGAACTTCTTGAGGAAGTCAGATGTATTACCTTTAATCGGAACTTGAGGCTTGGATTTCAGTTCCTTGATTACTTCTGCTGTGTCGTTTGGGTCTGCCATAAATTAGATTTCGTCGAGGTCTGGATCAATCGTGCTGTCCGCTGGTTCTTTAAGTTTTCCAGCAGCTTTTGTTTTTTTGAATGCTCCCTGCTCTTCAGTTCCAATAGCTTCAATAGTTTTGATTGCATGGATTAGCGTGGTTACTCCTTCTGGTGGATTTACGTTAAGTAGTAAATACGCCTGTAGTTTGTTCCAGTCTTCGTGTGAGGTTATCGCCGCGCATAGGGATTTTACTTTGTCTGTTGTCATGTTTGTGTTGGTGTCTGCATTGGAGTTTCTTCAACTTCAACTTCTTCAGTTACTTCTGGAGTCTCAACCTCTTCGGTTTCCATTTCCTCCGGCTCTTCCATTTCTGGAGCTTCACCCTGCATTGCTGCTTGCTTGGATTTCTCCTTCTGAATCTCTGCACGGGCTTTAGCCTTCTGAAGCGCGAGTTGAGTGATGCCTTGTTCTTTACGCTGCTCAGTGCGTTGAGCATGACTGATAGAAGCCTTGCCAACCGAGATGTCAGCAAGCTTCTTCTTGGTGTCGATTTCGATACCAGATTTAGCAGCGAGGTATTGAAGTTTGATGTCTTCCTCGGAGTTTGGTTGACCTTGTTTCTGAGCTTCAGCTTCAGCCATTTGGACGTAAACTTGTTGGAGTTCGTCTGCCATTTTCTGAGCTTCATTCATTCCCTGCATGAATTGTTTCAAGAAGTCTTCTTTAGATGGGTCTTTGCTGATATACTCAACGTGCGCCATGATGTGACCACCCTTGAATTTGACTGAGCGGACTGCCTTGGAAAGTTCTGCAAGCTCTGGTTGACCTTGCTGCACAGATTGCAGGTTCATCTGCAACTGCATCATCATGTCTTGCAAGTGACCAACTGCGTGTTCGATGTGCGGATCAGTTGGCAGCACTGGGAAGTTTTGTGGGTTAACAAACGCATCAGTCATACCAGCATTTTCAAACCCGATTACGCGAGCGGTATCAGTAATCTTGGTTGGCTTGGTATTCCGGTAACGAGCTACGTTGTCCCTGCCAGAGAGTGCCGCAATTGCGTCTTTAACTGCGTTCTCTTGCCCTTCGTTGGCTGGAGTGATTGCTGTGATGTTCAGTAGCTTCTCTGCTGTGATTAACTTGAACGATGGACTACCTGCTCCATTGATGAGGTTAGAACGGATGCTTGTGATGTTCTTATATGCTGCCGCTTCTTTAGGTGTTCCAAGTTCCTCAAGAATCTCATAGAACTTCTTAACATATTCGTATCCATCATCGCTGGATTTGGCACTTACGAATCGTTTGTAGAGTTGTTTGAAATATAAAGTTTGGCACTCGTTGAATCGACGAATCTGAGTTCCAGAAAGTTTTGCAGACTCAGCCGCATCCAATTCTGCTTCTCCTTTAGTGCGTTGCTTTCCACCAGCGGTAGGAGCATTGATGCGATATTGACCCATGCCCCTATACATATCTCCCATGAAGAACTGCATGAAGCTCATGCTCTCTGCTACTGGAAGCTGGAAGCGGTTCTGGATAAACTTCGCGCCATCTGGCATTACGCTGATTGGCAACCATTCCATCTGCTTCAACATCTTAGTTGCGTCTGGGCCTTGACCTTCGATCATCAACATGGAGTTGAGGCGCACGGCATCAACCAATGAGTTCATTGTGAAGTCATACTGGCGACAGGCGACGAATGCCGATTCAGCTTGGCTCTTGATGTCTTGGAAGAGTCCGCTACCAACCGAGTCGGTCAGCATATACATGATCTCATCCCATGAGTTGAAGAGTCCAATCTTGAGCATCATAAACCCGTGTTGGCTTCTGACATCATCTTCACTGATCTTGCCTGCTCCCTTGATATTGGAGTTGATATAGTCCGAGATGGGTTGGTAGTCTTGAAGGATAATCGCCTTACTGATCTTTCCGTCAAACTCCCTCCAGTAAACTTCGTAGAGGTCAATCTTTTGGTTTACAGATAGTGACCAGTTAAATCCTGCTTCGCTGATCGTGCGGAAAAAGTCTTCACGGGTCTTGCGATTGTTGCTGAATGCACGGTGGAAGCGAATAGCGTCAATTGCTGCGTCCACATTCCATCCCATTGCTTCTGCCGCCGCACGATTCTCAATCTTCTTGTAGAGTTCGTATGGTGTCAAACGGACACGGCGGACAAACTCTTCAAGGTTGCAAAAGTCAATCCTAATGTCGTCTGGAAAGAGAAGGTCGGAGAGGTAAACGTGTTCTGGCATCCATCCGAGTGGGCTATCCCACATTCCGATTCCTTTTCCATACAGCAACATTTCCTCAAGGTCTTGCTCTGTATTGTAGAGGTATCCGGGCCATTCGCGGATTGCTTGGTCAAATGCAATTCCGATGTTCTCTGAGTTAACGAGGCGTTCTTTTTCATTGCCAAATTTACTTTTGATCGTGCAGCAAGCCTGCCGTTCTGTAATTACATCGTAGTAACTGGACTTTTGGTTATCTACGATAAATCCAAGTTGTCCGTAGTTTACATCCGATTGCCAAGGCAGACGCTTCTCGGCAAGTTTGCTATACCCTGTGGGGGGGAACATCTTATACGCCTTATAGATACGAATGCGCTTATTTTCGCGCCCGATATTAGCAAGCCGAAGATGATTTGCGATGTTCCAAGCGTGCGAAGCGTTGGAGATTCGTGTTTCTGGTGGTTTGCCGTCTTGATCTAAGACAGCAAGTGAAAAGTTGTCGTTTCCGATGGATAGCATAATTTTTATCGTTTACGATAATGAGTTGAGCGCATTCCTGCGTTTATTGCAAGAAGAACATCCGCGAGCTTTATGCTCAAGTTTAGTTCCTAAAACTTTGTCAGTAGTCTTGGCTACTGTGTGAATAACCTGTGCAATCCTATCTCCGAGTCCATCATTATACCAGCAACGATCGCTTGGTTGGCGTTGGCAGATTTGATCTTCAACCATCTGTTCAATGTTAGCAGGAAGTTCAACTCCGTTGGAGCGATAGTCTTTCTGAATGTTCTGCATCAAACTGCTCCATGTGCTTCCGTAAACAATCGCTGGAAACGTGAGTTTATCGCGCTTGATCTCATAACGCCAGTAAAAGCCACCGACTGGAGCGAGGTTTTTGTTTTTCAGTTTCATCTTGCCTTTGATCGAAAAATATACTTTCTTATTGATATGTCAAGAGTTTTTTCTTCAAACAAAGGTGTTCGTCGCTATGGTATTCAATTCCCAGAAAACATGGATGATCTTGGTATTGAGTTATACTGCTACGCTATAAGCCGAGGTGAATACGGAAAAGACTATTGCAACAAACAAAATATAAATCTTTCAGATTTTAAGTTACTCTCACCACACGAACACTTCATCAATGCCGTCAAACTACAATGGCCGACTGAGGTTTCTATCGTCAATCGTGGTTACACTAATACCCAGTTGTTGAGAACGCTTGAAGAACTCTGTAATAATACAGATATTTGTTTAGCAGGCGCGGCTTCGATGGGTAAATCTTTTCCAGTTGGATTGTGGGTTTACCTTGATTGGTGTTCTGCTCCACATTGCACCTCTTCTTGGGTTGCAACAACTACTCTCGGCGCATCCGAAGATCGTATCTGGGGTATCATTTCTAAACTCTGGAAGTGCGCCCGTGTTCAGTTCGGTAAGCTCATTGACTATCGCCATATGATTGTTTGGGGTGGCGCATCTAACGATGAGGATAAAGATTATCGTAATGCGATAAAGGCTCTCGCGTTCCAATCCGGTAACGAAGGTCAGAAAGCTATTGATACTACCCGTGGTCGTAAGAATGATCGTATTAGGTTAGCCCTTGACGAGTTGCCAGAAATGGAGCTTGGCGCAATTACCGCCAAGGTTAACTTATCAGCTAACAATGATATAACTTTTATCGGCATTGGAAACCCGTCTGGTGGTGACAATCCTCACACTCGTTGGGCGATGCCTAAAGGCGCATCTAACTTTGATACAGTCAGTCCAGACATGGATAAGTGGGAAACTGAGACTGGCGTTTGCTTGTTTTACAATGGTATGCGTAGTCCAAACTTCGCCGCACCTGCAAGTGAACCATCTCCGTTTCCGTTCCTAATGGATCGTAAGAAACAAGAAATCATGCTCAAGCAGTGTTACGGAGATGAGAATGCTATTGACTACGTTCGTAACGCTATTGGTTGGTGGCCGAAGTCTGGATTCGCTCAGACTATCCTCACCGCTGATTTGATCCGTAACGCAGATACCAATGAAGAACCACTATGGGATTCGGAAGGCTTTACCAAGGTGGCTGGATTCGATACTGCATTTACAATCGGTGGAGATAGGTGCGTTCTTACTATCGCCAAACTTGGGTATGTGCGTGGGACTCGCAATCGTGTGATGTGGTTGGAAGATCAGAAGGTAATCCAACTATCCGCTAACGCCGCTGCTGAGTTTGAAATCCAACTTGCTACTGAAGTTGTTAATTATTGTAGGTCGGCTGGAGTGCAGCCATCCAAGTTTGGTATGGACGTGTCTGGTGATGGTGGACGTGTCGGACAGGCTATCATTCGTGAGTGGCTACGCTTTGACTCTTCTGGAGCCGCTATCGCTCTTATCTCATCTATGGGTAAACCTACTGACCGAATCGCGGCAGAGGTTGATAAACGCCCGTGTAAGGATGTTTACGATAGACTTGTTTCTGAATACTACTACTCAGCTTATCACGCTTTCAAGAGTCGTGTTATCTTTGGTATTGATCCTGCTTCAGATTTGGCGCGGGAACTTTGCCTTCGTAGATACACGATCAAGTCAAAGAAGATCGCCATTGAAACTAAAGATGAACTCAAGGGTAGAACGGGATACTCGCCTGACTTGAGTGATAGTTTAATCTACGCCCTTGAAATGGCGCGGCGTAATGGGCTTGTTTTTATCGGAAACGATAAACCAGTTCCAACTAACCGATTCTGGGCGCGGGATGAAGTATCAATTGATACCACTCTAGATGATGACTACGGATCAGACGATAATGGAGATTGGTAAGTAGCAGGAACGAGTATGCATCCCCTTTTCAGATGTAGGGTTACCAAACTTATAGACTACCCAGAGTCTCCCCAGTTCGATGTGGCGGGTCGAAGCCAAGCTCCACTGCCGCTCATCCGGTAATTAGACACCTGCCTGCTAAAATGGAGGCCGGGTTAACTCAGCATTATTGATGCCCACAGGTGATCGTTTCTGTCGCTTGCATCTCATCCGCCGACCATATAAAATTTAATACTGGGCCAAGGCGTTACTCTTGGTCATGGTTTTAGTGACGGCCCCATGTATTGCCGTTTGGCTCTTTTTGCCACTTTACACAAGACTACTTCAAAGCTCGTAGTTAGCTGCATGACTCCATGCTTCCCAGTAAAGATCAATCAAGAATTCCTTCAAGTTCCAAAGTATTTGCTACTTCTTCTGGAACTACAATACGAACTACTTTCTCTCCGTCAAGATGTCCAAGAGTTTCATTCAGTCGGATGTCACTTTTCTTCACCCAACATTGATTGAATTTCTGACGAAACAAAATCTTCTCCGGTGTATTGCTTACTTCAGTTCCCTCGCAGATAATGCGGGATTCAAACGTATTATTTGTAGTCATAAATTAAATAGCCCATCTCACGCGCCCATGCGGGGTTATCGTGAATGCGGTTGTGGCACAAACGGCAGGTTGCCATGAATGTTTCCATGTTGTAAAGGTTTTTTCCACGCTTGGCTTTGTGGTGAATATCAGTTGCGGGACAACCACATACTTCGCAGTCTGGATGAAGGTTAAAATAAAGATTCCGAGCTACCTTATATTTTTCGTTCTCCTCGCGCTTGCGATTACTAAATGCCTTTAGCTTTCCTCCTCGTTTTTTGAATCCTGTTTTTGCCTGTAGGGGCGTTTTTCTTTGTAGCATAGGGCGATTACTTTTTCGACTTGTTCTTTCTTTAAAATACTCTTGGAGTTTACTTCAATCTGGTTGACCAGTGATCCTGTTACGCCGATCTTGTCTCCAAGTTCACGGACAGTTAATTTCAGCAATCTCCTTGTTTCACGAAGCTGGCTTGCAAAAGTCTTTCGTCCAAGAGAACGGATCGTGCGTGATTGCTCGTAGGCACTCATGCAGGATTCATAAGCAGTTTCTAATGGATGTTTCATTTCCATAAAAAATAAACCAAGACTATTGACAAGTCAATATTTTTTTGATACTATGATTGCCTATGGATAACACAAACCCTGCAAACAATTTAGATAAAAATCTGGAAGACCTTCTCGTTAATGTAAGGAAGACAGTTTTAGTTACAAATATGTCTCTCGCCACTTCTATGAATAGTCCATTCATGGCTACATATGAAAACCAAAAAGGTATCTGCTCGCTGGCTATGAGGACAAATAATACAGCTATCTTGGCCGCGACATCAACTGGAGGTAGTATCGTTTTCAAATATGATCTTGTTATTACTGATGAAGGTATCGGTGAAGGTCGCACTATCATTCAATGCGAAGATGCAGAAAGTGCAGATGAAATCTGGGAACTCATAAACGGAAAGATGTATGACTGGTCGCAGGGCGCAATTGAAGAAGTAAGTATAGAGGAATTATCGTAACCGATAATCAATTTCGTGACATCACGAAAAAGATGCTTGACATCGAACACAACCTATAGTAGTTTTCAGTCGTGCGAGAAATCGTGCCTTCGGGGTGAGAGCCGAAGTGAAGGATAAAATTAAATTAACAAACAAACTATATGATCCCTTGTGGTGGTAAACCACTCTCATGCGTCAGTTGCCGCTTTTATCCGCTGCCACAAGGGGTCGCCTTTTTTAAATGAAAAAAACAAATATTTACGGATTCCAAAATTATTCCGTAATCCCCGTGGAAATATTAACTGACGCTAATCTGTCTTTAGCAGCGATTGGATTGGCGGCATACATAACTTATGAATATCAGGCACTGAAAATGCACAAAGATGCAGATTTCTTTTTTGATAGGATCACTTTGGCGAAAGGAAATTTTCAAGGCGCAACCGCATATAATGAACTCGTATCTGCTGGATATATTAACGATTTTTTCAAGGAGGGGATTGAACTATGAGCGTCCGAATAATGTCAGAGGTCTTTGAGCGCAGTAAGACCCAAGGTAACGCAAGGTTGGTTCTTTTGTCTTTAGCTGATACTTGCAGTGATGAGGGAGTATGCTTCCCGTCAATTAAGACTATTGCCAAGAAAGCGAATATATCCGAGGAAACGACAAGGAAGTTTCTTCATGCTTTTGAAAAGATCGGATTGGTTGAAGCAGAAGAGCGATTCAGCCCAGTGGGGCGGCGGACATCGAATACCTACAAGCTCAATTTGAGCAAGGTTGGCGATGATGAATTGACGAAGGATGTGATCTATTTGGCTATACCCAAAAGTAAGCACAGGACAAGTGATGGTATGAATCAGTTCACACCATCACCCTCTAACCCAGTTCATACCACCCACCCTATGAACCAGTTCATACCATCTATAATGAACCATCATAAGGAACCGAAAATAGAACCATCAATGGAAAGCTCGGCAATGGCCTCACATTCCTCAACTCAACCAAATCTTTTCCCGACTAACCCAAATGAAGGTCACGCTTCGGGTTCGGCTAACGCCAAACTAAAATCTGCCGATGGCAAAGAAACGGCCCCCCGTTCCGAAG